CGGATGAACTCTGCACCAAAGGCATCCAAACATTCACCCATTGCTTTCTTGCAGTTATCGTACCGTCCCATGACTTCTACCGGGTTCCACTTGTCGTTGTGTTCCCAATAGCCACGAATGGCAGCGAATGTATCACGCAATTCAGGGCAGAAATCGTCGATTTTAAGGTCTTGCAGCACATCAGCGTATTCCGAGAACGTGAGGACTGCCCCCAGCAGGATGTATTGGGTCTGATTTTCAATATTCACCGCAGAAAGTCTCCCTCGTCAGGCAATTCAGCCATTGTCTGCTGATAGCCACCGTTCCAGTCCTTCACGTTACGCATCCAGTTCCGTGCAGCAGCTTTCCAGTCTTTCATCGGATTCTTGCTTACTTTCCAGCCGTTAGCCGTAAAGTGGTCAATAAACCGCTCCGCTTCCAGTCCGCCGTATCCCTTTTCGGCAAAGTAGGATTTCGCTTCTTCGACAGTCGGTGCTTTGAAGCGTTTGACTTCGTTGGTATTTTTCTTTTCACATTTTTCTTTTTTATCAGATTCAGATACAGAATCAGATACAGATAAGCTACCATTCGTATCAGTTGGTATGTTTGGTATACCATTTATACCATTCGTATCCTGTGATACCATTGGTATGCTTTCGTATTTTTTATCGTTCCAACGCTTGTTTATATTTTTCTTGTTTGCTTCTCGTCTACGTCTATCACGTTCTTCCATCTTCTGCACGTTCATATCATCAAACGCCTTAACAACTTTCCAGAGCATCCGCATAGCACGGTCGTTGTCGTATGCTGGCTCAAGTCCAGTTTCAACATACTGTGCATAGTTGCGGACGAATGCTCCAAATTCCTCGTCTGTCAGCTCGTCCATTGCATGGACGTGTTCCAGCAGAAGAATCATTGATGTTCTCGGCTTGTGTTCCTGCTCCATACTTAATCCTCTTTGTAGCGTTTGTTCCATGCTTCGACAGCTTTTTCCTTGCCAAATGTTGCAGAAGTGCTCACCCCGCATTTTCCGCAGACTACCCAACTAGCCATGTCAACGTTAAGTGGATGAATCACTTTTACAGTCGGCGGTTCCGCACCGCAGAACGGGCATCTCTTGAGTTCTGTCATTTTCTAAATCCCTCTCTCGTTCTCGTAATTCGCTTATGAGCCTTTACAGGCCTTTCGCCTTTGCCGTACGCTGGGCGAATATGCTTCGCCTTGATGTACCCACAAGGCGGCTTCGGCCCAAAATCGAAAAGGCTCAAGTCCATAACGATGATGCCAAACTTCTTGTTCGTCATACTAAAGCCCCCTTTGGACGATCAGGGAAATACATCCAGTGAGATACAGAAAGTCGTTTTCCTGTCGTATCTTCGTACCATTCCGTGCTTCCGCACGAATGCTCATAGTGTGCAATTCTTATATCAACTTCGTCACTGAAAACCAAAACAGATCCATATTCGGTCGGGAGTTTATTTTTTACGCTAATCCATTCGTTCATAGTATCATCTCATACCATCGGAAACGCCATCCAATGCGTCACCGCCGCATCT